ATCAAGAACCGATTTGGTCCCGATGGTAATAGTTATATTTGTGATTTGGATGCGGCTACTGGAAGATTATCTATGCATGAAATGGCTTCTATTGAAGGAATGAGCCTAATCAACAAACTTAAAGGCCAAGAAGAAGCACAAAAAGATATAATCCGTAAAAAATGGAACAAATCAAAAGGAGAATAATTTGTTTTTATAAAAAAATAAACATAGTTATTAAAATATGAATAATACTACAATAAAAGAGTTTACGTTTGATGAGGCTTTAGAAAATTCAATAAAATATTATAACGGAGATGATTTAGCAGCTAAAGTATTTCTCGATAAATATGCACTTAGAAATAATAATGGAGTTTTACTGGAAGATATTCCATATAAAATGCATCTTAGAATAGCAAATGAATTTGCTAGAATAGAAAAGGGTAAATTTAAGATTCCATTATCCGTTGATGAAATATTGGGATATTTAGATCGGTTCAAGTATATTATACCACAAGGATCTCCAATGTTTGGAATTGGAAATAATTTTCAGATTATATCCCTATCAAATTGCTTTGTGGTGGATTCCCCTGTTGATAGTGTTGGAGGAATATTAAAAACAGATCAACAACTGGCACAAATATGTAAACGAAGAGGGGGAGTGGGTAATTCATTAGATAATTTGCGACCATCTGGTTCTCCTACAAAAAATTCATCTCGAACTTCTACTGGCGTTCCGGCTTTCATGTCAAGATTTTCTAATACCATAAGAGAGATAGGTCAGGCCGGTAGGCGTGGAGCATTGATGGAGACTATTTCAGTTCATCATCCGGATTCGGTTAAAATTGATGAATCACAATGGAAAAATCCTAATAAAATAATAATCAAAGGAAATTCGGAAAAGGACGAAAGAGATATAGAAACTGATTCTCGTTTTTATGATGAAAACAACCCCGATTTTTGTTCTATTAAATTAGATCGATCAAAAATTACAGGAGCAAATATTTCAATAAAATTGACAGATGAATTTTTAGAAGCGGTAAAAAATGGAACTCAGTTTGAGCAGAGATTTCCAATTGATTACAAAGAAAAGAAAATCAAACCACTCGTTTCTAAGATGGTAGATGCAAGAAAAGTATGGAAAAAAATTATACATTGTGCTTGGCAGTGTGCGGAGCCGGGGTTATTATTTTGGGATTTGATAATTGATTATAATGCGGTTGATTGTTATTCTAAGTTTGGATTTGGAACAGAATCAACCAATCCTTGCAGTGAACTTCCTTTATGTATATATGACAGTTGTCGACTAATGGTTCAGAATTTATATTCATATGTCAATAATCCATTTTCTAAAACTGCGGAATTTAATTATAGTTTATTCCATTCTCATGCTAAAATAGCTCAGCGACTGATGGATGATTTGATTGACTTGGAACTTGAAAAAATAAATACAATCATTGAAAAAATCAAAAATGATCCAGAATCAATTGAAGTTAAACGGGAAGAACTTGAGTTGTGGGAAAATATAAAGAAAAAATGTGTAGATGGACGAAGAACTGGACTTGGGGTAACTGCCGAAGGAGATGCAATTGCTGCATTATCGTTGAAATATGGATCTAAGGAAAGTATTGAATTAGTAGATAAAATTCATTTAACACAAAAAATGGCGTCATTTGAGTCTTCGTGTGAAATGGCAAAAGAACTTGGAGCATTTCCAATTTGGGATTGGGAACTTGAAAAAAATTCTTCGTTTTTATTACAAATTAAAAAAGAAAACGAAGAATTATATAATAACATTAAAAAATATGGAAGAAGAAATATTGCAAATTTAACTATTGCTCCTACAGGAACGGTTAGTATAATGACACAAACTACATCTGGAATAGAGCCTATTTTTAATATTGCTCCATATGAAAGAAAGAAAAAAATAAATCCGAATGATGTTAATGCTAGAGTAGATTTTGTGGATGCCAGCGGAGATAAATGGCAAAAATTTGATGTGGTTCATCCAAAACTTAAAACTTGGATGGAAGTTACTGGAGAAACAGATTGGAAAAAATCTCCTTGGTTTGGTAGTTGTGCTCCTGATATTGATTGGAAGCAAAGGGTTAAATTGCAATCAGTTGCTCAGAAACACATTGATCATGCAATCAGTAGTACTCTTAACTTACCATTTGATGTTTCCGAAGAAAAAGTGGCTGAGATTTATCAAACGGCTTGGGAATCCGGATGTAAAGGAATTACAGTATATCGAGAAGGCAGTCGATCTGGTGTATTAACTAACAAAAAAGATGAAAATAAACCATCGATCATACGAACGATTGCCCCGAAACGTCCTAAAAAATTAAATGGAAAACTTCATTTTTTTAATTTTAAAGGAAATAAATATTTTGTTGCGGTTGGACTTATGGATGGAGTCCCATATGAAATTTTTACCGGATTTAATAATTATAAAAAACAACAATATATTCCAAATGAATGTGGAGATGGAGTTATAGTTAAAAATAAACGACATAATTATATATTTATAGAAACGGCAACTAAAGAAGAATATAACTTAAATAATGGTCATGCGGACGATAATGCTGATGCTTTAACACGAATTATATCATGCAGTTTAAGACATGGGAGTGATATTTCTTTTATAATACATCAATTGGAAAAAACATCCGGTGATTTAACTTCCTTTTCCAAATGTTTAGCGAGAACACTTAAAAGATATATTGAAAGTGGAAAAGAAGTTACCGGCGAAGAATGTCCTGATTGTAATAATAAATTACATAGAGAAAATGGGTGTATTATTTGTAAAAACTGCGGTTGGTCTAAATGTTGAGCATATATAACGCCCACATTGGAATATATAATAAGTATATATATAATTTTTAAGAAATAGTAAGTTTGTTCTTAAAAATTATATATTTATATAGTATATGATTGAATATACTCCAATTTTAAAAACCGGCATTCCTGCTGTTATAGCCGCTATTGCCGCTTATTTAATTGCCGTTAAAAAAACTAATTCTTCCGAGAAGAAACAAAAGGCTAAATCAAACGCAGAAGTTCAACTTCAGGCATTAGATATAGTCAAAAATGTCATAGAAACTATGAAAACTGAGTTTCTTAGGGAAATAGAAGGTCTTAATGTTCGAATTGATGAGTTAATAAGTGAAAATGTAAAATTAAAAAAGAGTATGGCAGATCTAGATGCTCAGTTAGTGACCAGTGGAAAATTATCGGCAACCTTACAGGAGGAAATTACTTCTTTACAGCGTAGTTTAATGGCATATAAAGAAGAAAATGATAAATTAAAGAATAAATAAATCACTATGACTGGTTATTTTTTAAATAGGAAATATCACGCTGCTATTCTAAATTCTGGCGGTAATGTAAATACCGTCATCGAGATGCTTAATTCATTATATAATAAAAATATAGTAATTGAAATTTATAAAGATGCCAAGACGTTATTTGAGGCTATAAATTTAAGCATCAGTATAAATAACCCATTTGATATGGCATATTTGGAAGAAACTGATAATCTTGCGGAAAAACTTATATTAAAAGAAACAGTTCCTAGTTTAAAAATATTTACATATAACAATAATAATTCTAAAAAAAATGTTAATAACCAAGTTTTTGCTTAATTATATTATATTTATATTATATGATAAAAATATCTCCAATTCAATTTAAACAGGTTGTAAAACGTATTCTTAAAGAAGAAGTTGAAAAGTCGGTAGACGGTCAGACAATAAATAAAAGACTTCCCGAAGTAGAACACGCAGATGAATATAAAAAAGAAGTTCCCCATAAAGCCGAAAAAAAATGTAAGCAGGAGATTTTAGACGATATCAAAAAAATAGTTTCTACAATTAACAAGGATTATACTGTTAAATGGGATGATAACGATGATATTAGAATTGAAGCTGAGGATTTATATAAAGTCCGAATAATTCCGAGATGGGAAGATTGTTATAATATTGAAGCTTATACTAGAAACGAAGATAGAGTTTATATTACTAATCAAAATTTAGCACAAGTTAAAACGTTTATCAAAGATAATTTAAAGAATACAGAAACTAATGTTGAACGCAAATATAAGAAATCACTTGATAATAATAGAGTTAAGCCTATAGATGCTCCTGATAAGGGACTTCCACAACAAAATAAACCTACTGCTAAAACAGTAGGAGACAAATCTAATAAAGATAAGAATTTTAATGAAAAAGCAGTTAAAAATGATGATGATTTACCTAATAAACCAATGAAAGAAGTTAATACTAAAAATATTAAATTACAACGTGATAATTCAGTTAAAGGTGTAAAAGCACCATATAAATACCCAAAACAAAAAAATAATAAATTAACGGTTGATTGGAAGAAATAATTTAATAATTTACGTTAAGTCCCCGGCATTGGTCGGGGACTTTTTGTTTGTTGACATATTATTTAACCTCATTCCGAAAGAAATCCCTTTCCTTTAGGTAAGGGATGAATTTCGGAAATATAATATGTTGTTTTCTCTTGGTGAATGATATATATTGGTAGGTAGAAAATATGTATCACTTAGACAAAACAAATAATTGTGTGTTCTCACTTTGCTATCACTTCATTGGTTCACTCGTATTAAGCCTATGTGTTAGTCATTGTAAAATCAATTGACTAATGACACTAAAATAACTATTGACAAACTTCAAAAATCTGTTATACTAACCTTGCTTTAAGAAAAAAATTATGAAAAAATCTAACGAAATTATTAACTGGCCTAAAACTCAAACTTTTACAGTTACAGATGTTTGGGAGTTAAACTCTCATATTGAGAAGGAAATAACTTGTAGAGTAAATTTTAACAAACAAAAAGAAAATCTTAAAATAATTGAGTTTGGGTCAAAAACAGGTGGAAAAGGACGACCAGAGAAGTTATATGCATATCTTCCTATATCATCTATAATGATACAGAAAGCAAAATCACAGAAAATAAATTTGGCAGATGGAATTGAGACTAAATATCTTAATATCGCCTGATATATTTCCCGATTGTCTCTATTGGGCCTTTATATGTATCTATACGCCGATATCCATCTATACTCATAACATATGAGAATATTATGACGGTAGACTTACCATCTACCTTCATAAGTTTATGAATATTTTTTAAATTTGTCATAACTATAGATTTATTGCCATATATTATACAAGATGACAAATCACCATCAAATAAAATTGAAGTTGATAAATCTATATAAAATAAATGAAATACATTCCCGATTATAGAGTCTTTTTTCTCTGGATTAATAATGTTTTTAGTGATCATAACTTATATATATGTATAGTAATGAAAACATTTAACTGCTAAAAAATATGGGGAAGTCATTTAAAGAAAATCGAGATAAGTTTAAGAACGTTAAACCTAAAAAAAATAAAAAACATACCAATCCATATAAAGAACTTTATACCGAAGACGTAGATTGGGATGGAAAATATACAACGAAATATAAGCAGTGATTTATTTAGTTATTTCTACACTTTTATTGTACGTAAGTACAATAATTTTATATGTACTATTTTATTTTCTGAATAGTAAAGTAAATAAATTATCATCTAAGGATATTCCATTTATTCTTAAAAAAATGGATATATTACAGGATAATGATGATATTTTACAAAAAAACGATCAAACTTTATTGAATAGAATTCTTATTGTAGAACGAAATTATAAAAAAACCACACTTTACAAATCAAAACATAAATCCGAAGATGAAGAAGAAATCTGATTTTTCCGGCCCTAAGAAAAGATCGTTATTTGACCACGTTAAACATATACGTCAAGTCCAATCTCCTTCGTATTATATAGAATTATCTGATGATGAAAGAAAATCATTTAATCATTTTATGATATTGAGGGCATTATCAATGGATGCTGACATTGTAGAGGAGATGGCACAACTGTATCAAGTGGTTGATAAAATTCCATCGGCACAATTTTATAAATTGTTAATTGCGATGGTTCCTAAATCTGATAAATTTTATCCGTGGGTTAAATCCAAAAAACTTAAACATAATAAAAAAATATTGGAAATTGTAAGTGGAAGATTTCAAATTCCTTCATATCAAGCAAATGAATACGTTAATATTTTACTTAGATCTGAGGCTGGATCAGCCGAACTTGAAATGATATTAAAATCAACCGGACTTTCTGATAAAGAAGCAAATGAATTATTAGAAGATAAAAACCATGAATAATATAGAACCTAAATTTGAAGTTAAAGAC